TTCCTGAAATTGTCTGCGAAAAATCTGTTTTTGTATTTGTTGTAATATTGATTTTTATTATTTTATCCAAACCACTATCAACCACATATAAATATCCACTTTTATATTCTATTCCACGAGGATAATTTAATCCAGTTATGATAACTGTTGATTTTAATGTATTTTTATTCACTTTAACAATTTGATGATTAAATGTATCTGTTATATAATAGAAATTATCTACTAATATTGATTCAAATGGATTATTTAAATTTTCTGTTATAACATTCATTTTAATATGTGCCTCAAATGGATCGAACTTTTGAACATTATTTCTTGTACAAACAATAATATTTGATGTATCATGCGTTAATCCATTAATTGCTACATTTGATATTCCTAAATCATCCGTTATACCATTTTTATTCAAACAATATACTCTATTGTTATCCCCATAATATATATTTTCATCCAATTGTGTAAGTCCCGAATTATTCTTTTTATACGTATTTACAAGACGATTTTTGTAAAAATATAATAATTGTTCATCTACACAAATACCACGATTTTCTAAGATAATCGAAGATGAATTATTGGAATATTTTTTAATCTTATTATCGATTGATATATAATATATATCATTTTGTGATGTTGGAACACAAATTTTTGTAGCATCTATATTTAAATATGTTTCTGTATATTGATTATTATTATAAATATCAATTGTATGATTGTCTTTTAATATATATAATTTGTCACTTAATACCATATCAATTATGTTTGATTCTGAATTTGAACTTATAATTGGAATAACATTACTTGAAGGATCAGAAATTTCCAAATAATAAACACAATTATTATCTAATATGTATACAGAATTTGTGTTGTTGATTATTTGAATAGGACTCACATTTGGATATATAATTTCTTTTATTGAATTTGATATTGTAAAAACATTACTATTATTTATTATATACTTCTTTGTTTTATGATATCCATAATCTATAATATTCGAAAAATAACTTACATCAAAATATTCCATTTGGTGACCATTACTAATAATTAAATTACTATCCTTTAAACTAACAGTTCCCGATAAATTAAAATTTTTTATCTTTTCAACATCTTTAATATTATAATTATAATAAACAACATTTTCATCAAACCTATATACATGATTATTTTCACGATAATATATATAGTTACCATCATAGAATATATCTTGGAATTTTGTTATGTTATTTAATTTGGGTTCTGTATATTCTAATCCATTTTTTGTATATATTTTTAATAAATCATCTGTATCACTTCTTAAATAAATTAATAATCCATCATAACACATAGATTTTATATTCGATAAATTGTTAGTAATATTAGATGTAAAAGTTGTTGTATAGTTATATTTTTGAACATATGTGTCATAACATAAAAACAAATTCAGATTATCTGATACAATATCTACAAGTCCACCAACTAATTTAGTTATTCTCCCATTTGTTTTATTATTTTTATTAAATCTATAAATATAACCATTTTTATCATATATTATAAATTCAGTTGTATTAATAAATTGATTAATTATTCCACTAATTATTTGATTATACTGTTGTGTTTGTAAATCATAATCATATAAATTATTATCCAATATATACAAATGATTATTATAATACTCTATTTTTTTAGGATTATTTAATTGAATTTTTGATATTTTTTTGGTAGAATTAGTATCGTAATTATATACATATATACAATCACCTAAAATATACAAGTTTGAACCATCAAATGTTATAGAAATAATATTATTTATTGAATGGAAATAATCATTTTTTAATATTGAAGATATATCACCATAATTTTTTTTTATCTTAGATAAAATTCTCATTCTTAATATTATAACATAATAAATTTTTATATATATAAATTAACATCCATCCATTAAAGAAATAAATTCATCAATTTGATCACTATAATAATCAATATATGTTGTAGCATCTATTTGACTGTATGATAAACCAGTATTTTTTAATTTTTCATTTATTATTTTATAACCATGTTTATCTACATATCCCTTTATAAGATTTAATTCTACAATCGAACATCTATAGAGATATTCAAATAATTTAAATGTTATTGATGTATCTTGTATCCCATTATTTATCATTTGGTAAATCATTAAATCAATATCATTATGTATTAATAATACAACTTGTTCTGGAATATTTGTTGGATTCTCAGAAATGTTTGCTTTCTTTAATGAATTTATCAAATTATCCATTATATATAAATAAATACAAATATATATAAAATTATAAATATTCAATTTTATGAATGATATTGTTGATTCAGGATTAGCGATTGGAACTGTCGGATTTGTATTATTATGTTGTATTATTACTGTTGTATCTACATGTGTATATTCAAGACGCAGAAATGTGATTCTACATAGAGAAAGAAATGATACAGAAGATAATCTTATAATTCCATGATTTATATATAAAAATAAGATTATTATATTATTATATATAATGTCAAAAAGAAGAATATCATGGGTCGCAATCAGAGGAAGTAAGAAACAAAAGGAAATTAAAGATGAAGAAATACAATTAAATGATGAAGAAGAAGGAATTGATATTACAAAACTTTTTGGACACCAAGACAATACCTCATGTTATACAATTGATAATAATATATATTTTAATGATGATATTACTTCTGCATCTATTACAGTTCTTAATAAAGAAATGAGAAATTTACAACAAAAACTATTAATAATGCAAATCAAAATGGGTGTTGAACCTCCTCCGATCAAACTTCATTTAACAACATATGGCGGAGAACTAACCGCAGCTTTATCAGCTATTGCATGTATTAAATCATTAAAAGTTCCTCTTCATACATATGTTGTTGGATATGTTGCTTCAGCTGGTACACTTATTAGTGTTTGTGGAACAAAACGTTTTATCCACAAACATTCTAGTATGTTAATCCATGAATTAAGATCTGGTACTCAATGGGGTAAATTAAGTAATATTGAAGAGGAGGTTGAAAATCTCAAGAGAGCAATGAATAACTTAATTGATATTTATGCGGATCACACACCAATGAGTAGAAAGAAGTTAGAAACCATTCTTAAGAAGGATAATGATTGGTTTGCTGCGGAGTGTCTTAAGAATGGATTAGTTGATGAAATTGTAGATTAAATTGGTGATAAAAATACTTAATAAACTTACTGTCATTCCCCATGAAATGTCAATTGCTAATACACGGGGATCCCAGTCTTTAAATGTTGTATAGTTGGTAAATTCATATGTTCCATATATTGCTAATCCTAATATGATTGCTTTAAAATAGTTTGGTTTATCTCCATCGTATGCTAAATATGCATATGCGATCAACATAGTTAAGTATGCTAATATTGCACCAATATAATTCATTTCTATAGGTGATCCTTGAATCTTTTCAATCATTGGACCTATAATTTTTGAAAAATATTGTATCCATAATAAATCTAAAGTAACAAATACAATTGAGAAAATTAAAAATAATTGTGGATTCATTTATATAATATATATTATATAAATAAATTTATTTTTTATGTTCTGCTAAAAACATATCTTGAGCTCCACCAACTTGAATTATTTTATATCCCAATGATTCTAAATACTCGAATAATTCTTTCTTTATTTTAATTGCTGGTACTCCCTCTCTCTCTTTCCATTCTCCCCAACATTCAAATAATATATTTGGATAATTACTTCTTTTTAATGTTTCAAGTGCTCCCATTAATACCTCCTTCTCAAATCCTTCAACATCCATCTTTATAAATCCTATATTATTTAATTCAAATGAATCCAATGTTTTCATCTGAATTTTTATTTTATTGACATTATTGTCATGTTCTGATAATATTTTTACACCATTACCTCCACCATCAACTGAACGTAAAAAGTAATCAATAGTCCCTTCTTTATTTCCTAAGGCAAATTGATATGGTGTTATTTTATCTTCTAATCTATGAAGAGCAATATTTGCAGCTAAATAACAAAATATTTTAGGATTACATTCAAATGAATACACATGTTTGGCAACCTTTGCGGGAATCCATGAATATGTTCCGACATGTGCTCCAATATCAATCATAATTGTATCTTCTTTTATAAAATTTTCCATTATCCAATTTATTAATCCTCTTTCAGCAATACCACTTTCAAAAAACCATTTTGCTACACCAATTTCTGGAAAAAATAATGTTTGTTTTTCTAAATAGTTAGTTTCTGGTTGTGGTATTGTTACCATATAAGGTTCATTTGAATTATGACTTCCTTCACGTAATAAATACATATGTTTTATATGTATGTCTTTTTATGTATTTCTTTTTATATCGTTTTTTCAAAATACATCTTCTTAAATTCATTCATATCCATCGAACCCATACTTAGATTACATTGCGCACATATTGGTCGCATATTATCAACAGTTGTTTTTCCACCTTTACTTTCTGCGACAACATGACCACAATGAAATTCAAATTGACGAATCTCTTGATGTTCACAGCATAAACATTTTGTTACACCAACATCTTTACCAATCCATCTGTCCCATGTTGCTTTTTTAACTGTTTTTGGAATTGCTTTTTTTTTATATTTAGTTTTCTTTTCTTCTTTTTTGTGTTTAGATATTTGTTGGGGAATTGATTGGGAAATTTGTTTGGAAGATTGTTGAATTGGTAGTGGTATGATATTATTAATTTTACTGTGTTTACGAACCAGTTTTGGCTTAATTTTTGGAGTAAGTTTAGGAATTGGAATATTACCTTCCTTTTTAATAGAAATACAAGAACCCATAATAATAATATTAGTTTAGTATTTAAATAAATATTTTTTTTCTTTGATATATTATTAAAAAGCTGTCAAAAATTATTTTATTAACTATTTTAATATTTTTATCAGGAGTTAGCGCGTTCTTATTATGTAATACTTTAAAAAATAAATCAATTCCAGAAGCATTCTTCTTAAATAGTTTATTTTATTTTGTATTTGCGATGATAATATGTGCTGTTTTTAATTACAACGGAGAATTATCATTTGAATCAGTAATGAAATTAGAGAACTACCAAACTTTAAATTGTACATATTGTGCTCTTACTTACATCACAATCGGAATTTTAACATCATATTTATATAAACAATATTCTGTAAATGAAATTGCTCCTTATAAAAACTCCTTAGCACCACTTTTACAATTCATAATTGGTTATTTAATCTTCAAAGATAAAGCAACCCCATACAAAGTATTAGGTGGGTTATTAATGGTTCTTGGAATTTATATTTTTAGTTTATAAATATATTTACATATATATATAAATGTTTGATGAAATTATTAGTTTATCACTTATAATATTAATTGTTATTCCATACATTATGCTTATTAAAGATATGAATATTAAATGGTTATATGTTATTTTATCTGTACTAATCGTAGAAAGATTACACTCAATTATAAAAGAATATTCTAAAGCATATGATTACGAATTTTTAAAACGTCCATTTGGAGCAGAAAATTGTGACTTATTTTCAAGAAATGGTTTAGTAGAAGGACAACCAGGATTTCCATCAGGTCATGTTGGCGGAACTGTTGCTTTCTTTACGACAGTTTATTTATTATTCCCAGAATATCGCGAATATTCACATGTGGGAATTGCATGGATTTTATTAATGATGTGGTCAAGAATTAATAAAAAATGTCATACATTGTTACAAACTATTGCTGGATTTAGTTTAGGAGTAGTTGTACCTATTATATTTAATAAATTTATTAAGATGATATCATAGAATTTATATATGTATATAATTGATATAATACATACTTTACTTCATCTTGTGGAGACAATTGAGTATTATTTAGATGTATGTTGATGTAGTTCGCATTCACTTGGATCCCTTGTTTTTTACTTATTATAATTTTATAAAATTTATAATTTGTAGTCGTCTGAATAACTGCTGTTTCAATAACATTACATGCCTTTAGGAAAAGGATAGTATTATTTGCAGACATAGTTCCATTATCCCATTTAAAGGTAATCAAGAATACATTTGTATTAATAATACAACATATATCACTACCACCTGCTGCCGAACCAAATTGCTTTTTAATTTGAGTATTGTTTAATAATTGACCATTATAATTTACTAACATCTTAGCTGTTTCCATTATAACATCTTTTTCAGACATTTTATATATTATTGTTTATTCTATAAATTAAAATTATAAACTAATAACACCTCCAGAAATTCTTCTATATATCTTTTTCATTTCATGTATTTCTTCATCTGTTAGCCAAAACTTATCTCGATGTTTATCAAATATTTTTTCATATAATGTATTTATATTAAAACATAAGCTAACTATTTTAACTTTGATATCAAAATTCTTTGGCTCATATTTTTCCATATCATCATTATAATCCTTACATGCAAAGATTATCGAAAGTAGTTCATATTTTATATTATCATTTCTTACATTTTCTGGTATGAAAGTATTAATTTTATTAATACGATCATTATATTTTTCTAATTTATTTGTAATAATGTTCAATGTATATGGTGGTTTAGGAGGCATAACTTCTGAATTCATTTTATATAATGTTGTTGTCATATTTAATTTATTTAATATAATTATGTATAAAATAAATTAATCAATTTTTTTATATTTTAATATGATGTTCTTTCATCAAATTAATAACATTATCCATATCAGCAATCATAATATCTTTTATCTTATACGTATTTATTATAACCATATCGATTCGATCATCATCGGTTTTAACCTTTACTGGTAATTCTGGTATATCATAATCTAACAATTCTAATTCCATTGCAGGATATTTATATGTATCCCAAAATTCTAAGTCTTCTTCTGGAACAAATTCATATACAAAGTTTAAACAATTCTCTAATTCTACATGATTGACTATTCTAAAAATCATTGTATTTATTAACTTATTCACAAATAGTTCACTTTTCTCAAGAACTGTATTCTCTATATTTTTGTAGAATTCTAAAACAGACTCTTTTATCAAAAAACTGTTTTTATTAACACTCTTAACCTTAATACTCTTTAAATTTTTTGCTCTTGATATAGCAGTGTACCCTTGCCCAGCAGCAAATACTTTACCAAGATCTACTTCAACAGCATCTAATGTCATACCTTGGCATTTATGTATTGTTAGTGCATATGCTAATTTTAGTGGCATATATGCAATTGTTACATTTTCATCATCTGCACTAACAGATTGAAAATATTCAACATGATAAGCTGCACCATTGACCAAACATATATCAACATGTTTTGGAAATACATCAGTTATTACACCACGAGTTCCATTTACAATTCCAAATTCTTGATTAATATTTGATGTTATAACAACTTGTGCTCCAACACATAATTCAATTGATTCTGGTATTTCTAAGTTCTTAAACCATGTTTCTGCTTTTTTCTTATGTGCTTCCTTAGCAGGAAAAATAACTTTATATATTTGTTTCTTTGCTCCTGAATTAATCAATAAATCATATTCTTTCTTATTAACAGTATTAACATCTTGATTGTGAGAATATAATATAGTTGGTTTAACATTTTTAAAAGTTGTTCCCTTCAATGATTCTAATCTCTCAAGAGTCTTATTAGAACATTTTCCATAACGTAATTTTTCTAACATACCTTGAAATTCAGAATCTCCATCTTGACGAATTAGTTTTCTCAAATATATCGTGTCTAAGTTTAATCTTTCCCATTCAGATGCTTTAAAACAATAATCACCATCTACTGGTTCCAATTGACAGAAATCACCAGTTAATATAACTTGTAATCCACCAAATGGTTTATTGTTTTTTCTCATTTTTCCCAAAAACATGGAAATCTTATTGAATAATTCATCGTCTAACATTGATACTTCATCAATTATCAATGCTTGGAGATCACGAAGTCTTGCGAAAAAATGTAACATTTTTTTGTTATCTTTAATATATTGATACATTTCCTCTGGTGTTCCTTTTCCTAAACCAATTCCTAAGAATGAATGCATTGTTTTACCACCAATTAAAAAGGCAGCAGATCCAGTCGTTGCAGTTATACCAATCTTTATGTTTTTGCATTCACAATGTTCTATTATTTTCTTTAATGTTACTGATTTACCTGTACCAGCAGGACCTGTTAAAAAAATGTTTTTGCCAGACTTGAAACTATCAACAGCACATTGTTGATCATAATTTAATTTTATTTCTTTTTGAATAACTAATTCTGGTTCTGGTGATTGTATGTCATTAATATATATATCGGCAGCAATTTTTGATGTAAATGTTTTAAACTTAGCACCTGAAAACTTATCAATTTGCTCCTTACATTCTTCCCATGTTTTGTATAATCCTGGGACTCTACCAACTTTAACAGCATAAAATTTGGTAGAAATAGAATCATTAAACACATAGTCTAATGCTGAAGCTTTAGGTGGCTTCTTTAAAAAATGATCCATTATAACATCTACAGATAATCCGATTGTTTCTGATACTTTATCAATTGGCATATTCTTATGATTCATTAAATATTCGGCAATTTGAAATAATTTTCCTCTGACACTACCCATTGTTCTTTTATGTATAAGAGCTATATCTTTAAATGATATATTGTCTTTTATTTCTTTTAATAATTCATTTGTTTCTTCTGTAGTCCATTTCTTTCCATGATTTTCTGTATCTGGATTTTCTTTTATTGCTTTTTGGGATATATGCCACGACGTATTTTGTTCCATTTATTATATATAATTTGGATAATTATAATATAAAAAACTTTGAAAATCAATTTTTTATTTATGTTCATTTACAACCATCCAAGTTTATTATTATCCAAATGATATATTAAAAATGTTTTTTTTGAGTTAAAATATTCTGGATTACTCATATACAATTTCTTTGTTATCCATGAAAATCCAAAATTAATATCTTCAAGTTTAGATAAAACATCAACATTATTTGTATATACATTTTCTAATGAATGATTTATGTTTGTTATAGGAGTTGTATCAATCACTTTAAAATTATGATATATTATTAAATAATATTGATACATCATATGTTCAAAATGAAACCATGTTATCAAATGACGTTTATTATAATAATCTATTTTTTTAAAAAAATCAGGTAAATGTGTTCTTTTATAAATAGGTAAATCACTGTAATTGAAATATAATGTGAAATTATTTGTTTCTTTTTTAATTATTTCATTATCTTCATTAGAAAATAAATTTGCAGATGCTTCAACTTGTGCAATATTATTATTTTTTTCAACATTTCCTGCATATATAATTCTATTTTCAAAAATCTGATTAATTTTTTTATTAATATTCACGATATTAAAATTCTGTAAAACAATATCTGTTTCACTATCACATACTATAAAATAATTATAAGTTGAATTAATTAACTGATCTAATGCATAGAGTTTTTTATATGATGTTATCCCACTTCTACCGTTAACATAAAAACATTTATATGTATCTGTATTTGTAGGTGTATAATTTGATGGTATATCTTTTACAACAATTTTTTTAATTCTATCTTTCATATTAAATTTTTCATAATGTTCTTCTGATGAAAATACTAAATATATATCTATTATTATATTGTTAGTATTCATTTTAATTAATAGATCATATAAATAGTGATAATCTGGAGGATGAGTCGGAATCACAAATGCAATTTTATCCATTATATATTATGATAAAAAAAATAATAAAAAATTGGACGAATATTTTCATTACCATAATATGCTATATACTATAATGTATAATTTTCTATTTTTATACCATAAAAAAGATTTACTTGATAATGTATTCTATAAATGGATTCTGTGAATGAACTAAAAAAATTGAAATTTATTCTATATATGAGATCCATTAAATTAAGTAAAATCTCAGCCTACACGCCAGCCTTCTCACTCGTGTTGTCCTACACCATCTTTCTCTTCGGGGTCATCTACACCATGGACGGCCAAGCGCAGCAGGCACAGCAGCCCGCACAGCAGCAGGCACAGCAGCCCGACCTCACTCCCGCCACAGACCAGGAGAGGGCAGACTATCTGGTGAACCTCGTCATGTGCCACTCCGCTGGCCTGATGGACATGATAGCCATGTTGACGTGTATGGCCAAGTTCAAGAACCGTGAAATCACCAAGGCGGATTGCGCCGCCATGCTGGCGAAGGCGCGCGACGAGGCCACCAAGGCTCTCAACGAGCGCTGAGGTCTATCTAATTCTCAGCATGCGCTAAGGTTGACCATCAAAAAAATTAATTTATTAATTCTTTTGATATAAATATAACATCTAGTCTAAGAATTTAGCTTCAGCTTCAGCCTAATTCTTTAATATTTTATTTATAAAATATTAAAAAATTGAAATTTTCATTTATAGCAACATATCAATATTATGGTTAAAAAATGTTTTCATTAAAGGAACAAAATGAAACATACATGAAATCATATCAATTATGCAAACCAAAAAAATGTCTTCACTGTTGGAAAAGAGAATTAAAGAAATCATTTCTCTGTGCATATGCAATAACAATTGATGATGGGATACGATTTTATAAATATTTAAAAACAATGGATTCAATATATGGATCTGAAGAATTAACGATTGAAAAACAAACAAAAGGTTATTTAAAATGCAAAGAAACGTTGAAAAAATATAAAGATAAATTTTTTGAATCATTAAAGATAATTACAATAACGAGAAGTACAAAAATAGGAGAAACAACATATCAGACAACAAAATATATGTTTGGTGGTAACGTGGGATGTCCTTGTGGAGATAAAGAATGTAAAGTTGCCGAAATAAATCATATAATTAACATGTCAAGATTCGGTAAATGTGGAAAAAAAGGATGTACCGATTGTATCCAACATTATAATACATATATAGAATTTGTAAGAAGAATGAATGCAATGAATAGTTTACCAAAAGATAATATGGGTATGTTATGCGCATATTGTGAGTAAAAATTGAAAAATAATATTTATATCTATAAATATTATTAAGATTAATAACATGGAGTCTCCACCTAAGTACAAATTTCCAAAAGAGAAAAACTCATTATTTGTATATGTATTGAAAAAGAACTTTGAAAAAAAGAAAATTGAACTGGAACAACAAAGAATTTTTGAAGAACAACAAAGAGTTCTTCAAGAACAAAAAAGAATGATTGAAGATGATCAAATATTTTATAATGAATTTAAAAAGAATATTGAACGTAGGAGACAATTGTATGAAGAACAAAAAGATAAGGAAAATCTTGATGAACTATTTAAGAAAGTACATCACGATGGTAAAGAATGCACAATTATGTAAGGTATACTTATACCTCATATAATTCACGACCATTGTAAAACAATAATATTATTTTATCAATCATATAATCTAAATGAGGATCATCGTTACAAGTTCTAGCTAAAAATACATTTATAGAACTTTTCTTAGCATTATCTAATAAGTCTTTTAATTTTTTGGTATGAATTCTTAATAATCTATGATTATTTTCATGTAAAATCTCCCTTAATTCATATTTTAAAATAGTATCCCATTTTCCATTGTTGAAAACAAGTGCATATTTATTATTAATATTTTCTATTTTTATGGTTCTATTTTCAGGATGATTCTTATCAAAATATATATCTTGAGTTAATTTCATATATATATTATTAACATTATTATTTAATATAAGATCTTTAAAATATTCATCTGTTAAATATGATGTATCTTCTTTACCAAAATTATTAATTTGAATATTATTTGTAATGTTATTGTTATTATTAGTATTATGAGTATTATTACTATTAATTATTTGTCCTTTAGTGTTTATTTGGGATTGTATATATGATACTTTTGCAATTAACTCCATTGGAGAATTTATTAAATTTATTAATTCTTCTTTTGTTAATGTCATATTATATTTACGAATAAATGTAACCTTACTTTCTAAATCCATATTACTTTCTAATATGGATTTTATTATGTTTTTTAATTCATCATTTTCATTTTTTTCCTTTATTACTACCATAACACAATTGTTCTTTTCTTGATGATCAATCATATTTTTTCTATGTTTAAAATATCTATTACATCTATTACATTTATAATCAGTAACAACATTACATTTTACTTTACGATTTAGATGCTGGGCTAAATATCTTTGAGTTTTAAATTGATGATTACATAATTCACAATTAAACATTATATATATTATAAAATATAAATACTTTTTTAAGTCAATAAAAGATTTTTTAAGATTTAATATAATATATAGTATAATATGATATATTTTATATATTATATTAATTATTATATATCATAAAAGAAAAGATTTTTTTAAGTAATACTATATATTTATATAATAATAATAATTAATGATATATTTATAATCTTATTTTA